GTTTTAAGAGTACCCTTACCATCAGCAGACCCAAAAGCCTAAGGAGGGCATAAAACATGGCAATAAATCAAGCAGTTTGTGCTTCATTTAAACAGGAGTTATTAGCGGGCGACCATGATATCGATAATGATACAATCAATCTCGCTCTTTACACAAGTTCTGCAACTTTAAATGGAAACACAACAGCATTTTCAGCAACCAACGAAGTTGGTAACTCAGGCACATACGCTAGTGGTGGTGCTACTTTAACAAGTCCAACCATTGGCTTAACCAAAACAAGCGCAACAGCTTCAACAGCATTTGTTGACTTTGCAAATGTAAGTTTTACTTCTGCAACTATATCTGCTCAAGCAGCTTTGATTTACAATAGATCATCAGCTAATACAAATGCAGCAATAGCAGTGTTAGACTTTGGTAGTGTTAAGACATCAACAAACGGTACATTTACAATCGCATTTCCAACTAATGATGCTTCTAGTGCTATATTAAGATTATCTTAATATAGGAGGTCACAACCATGGCAGACGCTTGGGGTGAAAATAATTGGGGCGAAGGCGCATGGGGCCAACAAAGTTCAATTACCGTATCTGTTACGGGTGTTTCTAGTACATTTGCATTAGGCACTGAGTCTTTTGTAGGCGATGTAGTAGTTACACTAGATTCACTTCAAGTAACATCAGCGTTAGGGACCGCTGTAGGTGAACCAGAGCATAGGATATTTCCCACAGGTGTTTCATTCGAAACACAATTATCAGGAGCATTAGCTATTGAAGAAGGCGCGGGCGTTGTGCTTGGCAGTCTTTCTATGGCTTTTACTGCAGGTGATGAAACTGCTTCAGGATCAGTAGATGCAGGATGGGGTAGAGGAACATGGGGTTCTTTTGCTTGGAATGAGAATATAGAATTTATAACTAACGTAAGTGGCGTATCAATGTCTACTTCGTTGGGTACAACAACACAAGAGGTAGGAACAGGTGTTATAGTAACACCTACAGCTCTATCCATGACGGCTAGTGCAGGAACTTTAGAAGTTTCTGAGGCTACAGCTTTAGTAAATCCAACGGCATTAACAATTGGTGCCGCTTTATCAGGAGCCACTGTTTCTGGTGAAGGAAGCGTTGCAGTTATTGCACCTTCGGATCAACTTGATTTTGCTATTGGCACACCTGTTATTGATATTTTCACGCAAGTAGATCCTACGGCCGTTACAATGACAACGGCATTAGGGACCGCTGTTGCAGAGGCAGATGCGTTAGTTACACTTGGTAGTCTATCTAGTAGTTTCTCACTTGGCACCACAACACAAGAGGTCGGTACTGGTGTAATAGTTAGTGTCTCTACAGTTGCCTTAACATTTGCAGAAGGCTCAGCAACCGCAGAGGCAGGTGCAACAGTAAATGTAACAGGTCTCGATTTATCAATAGTCACGGGTAATCCTTTTTCAACACCGTGGGCAAACGTAGTAACAGGAGCAAGTAATACATGGACAGAAGTAAACGCAGCTTAGAAATATTTTTTATTGAGGATGAACTTATAGATGATTTCATAACTACCTTAGATTTATTTAAAGAAAAAAATTTACAAGTAGAGAATACGTATACAATCAACGGTTTCCAAACCGTTAATATATTAGAATTAGATAGTACAAAAGAATTGTCTAATAGACTTTTAGAACATATTAATAAAGATTTAGAATTATTTCATATTCATTTAATTGATTATAATTCTAACGGCCAACAAGATATACATGATCACAAAGAAACAGAGGACTTTTCATTTATATTGTATTTAAATGATTCAGATGGTAATACTGTTTTCGAAGATTTTGGTGAGGTTGACCCAAAAAAAGGTAAATTGGTTCTTTTTAAAAGTGACATTAAACATTATGGTAAACCAACTTTCACTAATAAAAAAGTGGCAGTGGGTGCTTTAAAAAGTATTGATTAGGTATTAAAAAAAGATATATTTTAGAGAGGTATAAAACATGTCAAGCACATATTCAGATAGACTCAAACTAGAACTCATGGTAACAGGCGCAAATGCCAATACATGGGGTACAAATACTAATAACAATTTAGGTGTTATTGATGCTTTTTCTGCAGGATATCTCGCTAAATCAGTCGCTGGTTCGTCTAATATTACCCTTACTACCGCTAACGCTTCAGATACAGCAGAATCGTCTAATAAAACTATTGAACTTACAGGTGCCTTAACAGGCGCTATAAGTGTATTTATACCTGCAGTTGAGAGTGAATATAACTTTTTTAATAATACTTCAGGTTCTCATAACTTAAAAATTTCAGCCACAGGTCATGATGCAAACGGTGTGGTAATTGCACAAGGTGCAAAGACTACTGTATTTTGTGACGGTGCATCTAACTTTAATGTAGAAATTATTTCATCCACAGATGCAGCAGCATTAGGATCTGGAACAATACCAGATGCTAGATTCCCTGCTACTCTACCAGCTATCAGTGGAGCAAACTTAACAAATTTAGACGCTGCAGATTTAGCCTCAGGAACAATTCCAGACGCTAGATTTCCAGCAACCTTACCTGCTCTTAATGGTTCGGCTCTTACAGACTTGGACGCAGATAATCTGGCAAGTGGTACAGTTGCGGATGCCCGATTACCTACTATATCCACTTCAAAAGGTGGTACAGGTTTAACATCTCTTGGAACCGCAGGACAAGTTTTAACAGTCACAGCACCGGGCACAGCAGTAGCTTTTGCTGATGCAGGTGGTGGCGGCATAGCCAATAATACTACTACATCATTTTCTAACCCAGGAACATTTACTGCAGCTACCGACAGTCAATTTATTGCTGTTGAAGTAATTGGCGGTGGAGGCGGCGGTGCAGGTGGCATAGTCGACCCCGGTGTTAACCAATCTGGTAATGCTGGTAATAGTGGAACAGGATCAAGTTTCGGTAACTTACTAAGCACCAACGGTGGCAGTGGTGGTAACGGTTCATCTAATATGATCGGTGGTAATGGAAGCGGTGGATCAGCTAGTGGTAATATCGTAGGTATTGCTAGTTCAGGAACTTCTGGATCAAGTGGTACTGGAGGACCTGCCGGATTAGCTACAGGTAACGCTGGTAAAGGCGGCAACGGTGGTTTCTCATCAGTTGGTAACAGACAGCCAAATAGTAGAGGCGGCGGTGGAGGCGGAGGCGGTTTTGCTTACGCTGTTCTTGGTACACCGGCTTATTCTCCAAGCACACCTGTTTCAGTGGGTAGTGCTGGTAATGGTGGTAACAACATTAATGGTGGACCTAACGGATCTGCAGGTACAGCTGGACAAGTCAGAGTATCAGAGTTTATTACATAATGGCTAAATTTATTTTTACAGAACCCGGTGAGAACAGGGTTAAATATGTAGAGGATTCAAGACCAAGCACTGCTTTTGGTGCCTCGTACATAGAAGTCTCAGATGATAATGTTGCAGTTAATTGGTGGTATGATCATGATTCTAGCACATTAAGTCAATATAAACCTATATCCGTAGTCGAAGTTAGATTAGATAGAGACGCTTTGTTAACAGCATGTGATTGGATGGTCTTAGAAGATAGTCCTTACAAAGCTACAGGACAAGAGTCTAATTTAGCAGCAATAAAAACGTATCGTCAAGAGTTGAGAGATTTTCCAAATGACTCAACAGAATATAACGAGAATAATTTAGTTTGGCCTACTCTTACACTAAGCTAAGAAATTGATTCTCAGTCCTACTTTCGTTTTAAGTGAAAACTTTATTCCTAATCACGTATGTGATGACATTGTTAAAAGAGGCTTAAGCCTACAAGAACATGAAGGTGTGCTTCAGGGCGATAAAGAGGATAAACAAATTAGAAATTCTAGAGTTGTATGGTTAAATGATACTTGGATATATGATTGGATAAGTCCACATATTGAGATTATGAACAAACAAATAGGTTGGAATGTAGATTTCAGCACTCCTGAAGAAATTCAATTTACAAAATACAAAGAAGGTCAATTTTACGGCTGGCATCAAGACCATACTCCAAAAGTTAATGAAGAGAATGTAACACAAAGAAAAGTTTCTGTAGTAGTGCCTTTATCAGATCCGTCTGATTACGATGGAGGTGATTTAGAATTTTATGATTCAGTGTTAAATCCAGATATGAGTAATGACAAGAAAATTTTAAAAGATGAAAGAACAAGACAAAGAGGCACTATCATAGTTTTTCCTAGTTTTGCATATCATCGAGTAACAAAGGTCACTAGAGGTGAAAGATTATCAATAGTTATTTGGTATAAAGGAGAACTATGGAAGTAAATCAATTTGAAGAAAACAATTATGTAATAGTTAAAGAAGCGATATCGCTTGAGCTAGCAAACTTTTGTAATGAATATTTTCTATTAAAAAGAAAAGTTGTTGAACAAATGAATTTTGCAAAAATTATTTCACCGTATGTAAATTTTCTTGGGACTTGGGGAGATGCTCAAGCACCTAACACTTATTCACATTATTCTGATTTTGCCATGGAGACTTTGTTAAAAAAACTCAAACCAATGATGGAGACAGCTACAGGAAAAGAATTATATGAAAACTATTCATACGCAAGAATATATAAATACGGCGATATTTTACATAGACACAAAGATAGATTTAGCTGTGAGATATCAACAACATTAAATTTAGGTGGAGACCCATGGCCAATATATCTTGATCCAACAGGGGGCACTAAGAATGAGGGAGTAGAAGTTAATCTAAGACCAGGAGATATGCTATTGTACAAAGGTAATATCTTAGAACATTGGAGATATGCATTTACAGGAAATTATTGTTCTCAAGTATTTTTACATTATAACGATAAAAAAACAGAAGGCGCTGAAGATAATAAATATGATTCAAGACCTTTTTTAGGACTACCATCTTGTTACGTAAAAAAATAAAATTTCTTAGTCCTCACTCAGACATATTATTACATCCTATACCTATTAAAAAAGCAGTGCCTCAATGGTATAAAGATATGAAAAATTATTTAGGTAATATATCTAACTTTCAAAGACCAACTGTGAAGAAGTGCGTGCCTGTTTTAGATACTTTAACAAGCGGCTATGCAATTTTGAATCCTTTTGATATTGTGTTTTGGCAAGATTTCGCTGATGATGGAGAAGAAATTCTAAAATGGAAATATCCCGAGTCGTTAGA